CTACCAGAAGATATAATTAAAAATGTTTTGATGCCTTTCTTGGTCGCCCCACAAGACATGACGAGAAGAATGCAAGTCAAGGAAATGGAGGACGAACTAATAGAACAGGGAGCGATAGAAGAGAAGGACAGAACTAAATTTGAAAATGCTTCTAAGATGATAGCTTTGTCTTCCGCTAGTTATACTTTCGAAAACTTATACAAAACTTATCAAGAATGGATACATAAAATACACGATAAAGAAAGCTCCTTGGAAGCTAAATATTTCGTATCTCAATTGGGGTACGAAGCTCTGCCCGAAGAGATGATAGACAAAACCATTATCGACGAAGCTTCGGAGGGAGGCTCTTCCCATTTTTCTTTTCAACGAGAATACTGTGCTCAGTTTACTGATGGTAGCGATAGCTATTTCAGTGCAAAAAAGATGGACGCTTGTACGTTAAGAGGGGACGAAGAGCCTAGTACTCTTTTAATTGGTCGAGGCGGAAAGAGATATGTTTTAGGTATCGATCCTAACATGAGCGATAGCCCTTCTGCGGATTATTTCGCCATGGCTGTTATGGAAATAGATGATGATACTGGCTTGGGTACCTTGGTTCATTCTTATGCTGGTTTGGGTAACCTAAGCAATCATGTTAAATACTTAGCTTACTTGTTCCAAGCTTTTAATATTGTTTTCGTTTGTTTGGATAATGCTGGTTCTGATGTTTTCCTTGATTCTTGTAACGAGTCTCAATATTTCAAAGACATACGAACTGAATTAAAAACTATCCCCCTTAATGCTGACGCAGAAGGTCTAGATTATCAAAAATCTTTAAGGCTAGCTAAAGTAAAATATAATTTAGAAGATAATAAAATTTGTTTTAATCAAGTGTTTACTACCGCGTTTATTCGTAGAGCTAATGAGTATCTTCAAGCTTGTATAGATTATAAAAAAATCTTGTTTGCCTCGAGAACCGCTTCTAACGAAACCTTTTTCAACAGGACGAGCACCCTTAGACTTCCCTATCCTAAGAAAATAATTTTTACTGGAGATAGAAAAGATTGGACTATGCTCGATTTCATAGAGCATCAAGACGACATGATTTATCAAACGAAGAAGCAATGCAGTCTAGTAGAACACAAGGCTACACCGCGAGGAGCACAGAATTTTGACCTACCTCAACACCTTAAAAGGTCTACCTCTCCTAACAAAGCTAGAAAAGATAATTATTCGGCATTGATGTTAGCGAATTGGGGTCTTAAGCTGTATAACGATATAACTAACACCGAAGTCAATAACAATAAGGAGACTTTTGCTCCTGTTATGATTTTTTAAGTGTAAGTAGATCGAAATAAGCTGTTATGGCGTCGAGTATTACAACAGGACAAATAGATGAAGCTGGTTTTACGCAGCTTTTCCACGAAAAAATTTCCGGTACCGCCACTAGCACTAGCGGTTTTTACGCTTACAGTAACCCATTAAACTTTTTACCGCTTGACGGAGGCGCAAACAGCTTTACCGGGCATAGTGGAGACATAATGAGCCGGGTTTCTGGTTTAAGTTCAAATGTCTCCGGAGCTTTAGATACCAGTGGACAGTTTCTTTTTGAGAAAGATGCGGACGTGTCTGGGCATGCTGAATCTTTCGCTACTGGTATTAGTGGTTATTTATCCGACTCAATAGGTGTAGTTTCGGGACAATTTTCTAACAGTAGTGGCGAGTTTATAAAATCTGGAAGTTTTTACCATACTGGTTCAGGAGATTTTTCTCTTAATGCTTCTTCTGGGGCTCTGGCTTTTTCGTCTGGACACGATGATACTTTCGGGCTTTTTATTGTTACTGGTGACGCTTCAGCCAAAGAAGGTTGGATGAGAATCGCAGGTGAGCCCGAAGTAACCGGTTTCATATCTACAGCTAGTGGAGATTTAAAAACTAGTTTAAATACTACGGGAGCAAATTTAAATACGTCCATATCTAATATACTAACTGACTCTTCTACTAATTTTTCAGCTAAAAAAACTTTTGCTGGAGGGATTAAAACCAGCCAGATAGATTTAAGCGGAGACGGGGTCACCCTTAGGGTTAACGCTAACAACTCACTAAGCTTTGATGACGTTAGCGGGTCACTACTTAGTTTATCTGCTGGCTATGGTTCAGATGCTCCAGTGTTTTCTGTTACAGACAAGGCTGGTTTACCTCTTATTGATGTTTATGATGATGACCGCATAAACTTTGGACCTTATGGAACTAACCCATTAAATATAAGTGGCCAAAAAGTTAGCTTTGGTAATTATAAGTCTTACTTTAGCGGAACAAATGTTCATTTAAGTGGTGACGTAACAATAAACGATTTAATGACTGTTAGTGGAATATCTGGCGGACTTATGATTTTGGACGGTTTGCCTGCACATCCTCATACGGGAGGGTTTCCTGACGGAACACTTTTTACAAGTGGCGGCTCAGCAGGAATAGGCAGACATTTAATGATAATATAAAATGACAAAGAAGACAAGCAATAAAAAAGAAGATGTACAGCCAATGATGACGAGCTTCGCTTCGTCTCCGTACACCACCACTGATCAGTCCACCAGAACAAGAAGGAACGTTGGTGGCCAAATCGAAAGGACCAATAGATTTGAAAATATTGATAATGGTTTAGTGCCATACAAGTACTCTAAAGGGGTCGACAACAAGAGCTCTTTGGACGTGAGGGATGTTGTTGTTCTTTGTCAAAAGGCTTATTATAATTTTTCGGTATTTAGAAATGTTATAGATTTAATGACAGAGTTTTCTGCTACAAAAGTTTACTTTACGGGTGGCAGCAAGAAGTCAAGAAATTTTTTAAATGCTTTGTTCAGAAAAATAGATTTGCAAACTTTTTTAGATAAGTTCTTTAGGGAATATTATAGGTCGGGCAATGTTTTTATTCATAGATTTGATACAAAAATAAAGCCGGAAGATGTAAAGAGAATCACTCAGACCTATGGCGCTAATTCCCTGAAGGCTGCTGACGAAGATAACACCTTGCCTTCTAGGTATATAGTTTTAAACCCCGCCGATATTCAGATGTCAGGAAATATATCTTTCTTTAATGGGGTATATTATAAAGTTTTGAGCGACTACGAACTCCAAAGACTAAAGAATCCCCAAAGCGAGGAGGATCAGCAGGTATACGATTCTTTAGATCAAGAAACGAAAAAAGCTCTCAAGGCTCGAAACGTAGGAATGATAAGTATAAGATTGGATGCGGATAAGGTTACTCCTGTCTTTTACAAAAAACAGGACTATGAACCTTTCGCTGTCCCTATGGGTTTTCCAGTTCTAGAAGATATCAATTGGAAATCTGAAATGAAAAAAATGGATATGGCTTTGACGAGAACTACAAATCAAGCTATACTATTAATTACCATGGGGGCGGAGTTAAAAGATGGGAGTTTGAATGTTAATCAAAGAAGTATAGAGACCATGCAGAAACTTTTCGAAAATCAATCTGTTGGAAAAGTTTTAGTCTCGGATTATACAACCCAAGCAAAATTTGTTATACCGGATATAGCGAGCATTCTTGATCCTAGAAAATATCAAGTGGTTAATGATGATATACAAATGGGTTTAAATAATATTTTAATTGGTGAGGACAAGTTCGCTAATACTAGTATCAAGATTCAGGTTTTTATAGAAAGACTTAAACAAGGCAGAGATGCTTTCATTAATCAATTCCTAAGTCCCGAGATAAAAAGAATTTGCAAGTCTTTGGGTTTCAAAAATTATCCAAGAGCCAATTTCCAAGAGATAGAACTTAAAGACAAGACGACTTGGAATAGGGTCGTTGCTCAACTTATTCAGTATGGCGTTCTTACGGCTGAGGAAGGTTTAGAGGCTATTAATTCAGGCAGACTACCAGAGCCAGAAGAATCTTTAGAATCTCAAAAGAGGTTCAAAGAGATGAGAGACGAAGGCTACTATGCTCCCCTGATAGGCGGAAACGAACAGAAGGAAGAAGAAGGTAGGCCTAGTGGTTCGAAGGCTCCCCAAACAACCAAAAAAGTGACACCGGTAGGAGAAAATACTTCGGGCTCTACTAAATTCAGTGTTGAAAAAATAAAACAAAATTTATCTTTAGCGGAAAAGCTAGAATCTCAGGTTCAAGAGCAGCTGAAACTCAAATACGAAAATAAAAGAGTTACTAATAAAATTAGAAA